GGCAGGCGTTTCGTAAGGCGGTGTTGTTTTGGGGCGTACCTGAACGGATACGGACGGATAACGGTAAGGATTATGTGTCGGATTACTTTAGCACGGCATTGGTGGAGCTGGAGATTGTGCAGGACCTGTGTATACCGTTCGCGTCAGAAGAGAAAGGCACGATAGAGCGCAGTTTAGGCACGATGTCGCATGGCTTGATGGAGTTATTGCCTGGCTTTGCAGGGCATAACGTGACTCAGGCGCAACAGATTAGAGGTATGAAATCATTTGCACAACGGATTATGACTCCAGGGGAAGTCGTTGAAGTATCAATGACGGCAGCGGAGCTACAAAGCACGCTGGATAAGTGGGCATACCACGTTTATGGGCAGGATACGCACAGCGGGTTGAGTGGTAAGTCGCCTAATGAGCAAGCCGCGTCTTTTGGCGGTTCGGTTCGGCGGATTAGCAGTGAACGGGCGTTGGATATGTTGCTGGCGGAGACAGCGGCCACGCGGATTCTGGGTAAAAAGGGCATACGGTTTAACGGTCGGGATTATATCGCGCCTGAGTTGACCGAATATGCGGGTAAACCTGCGGTGTTGAAGTATGACGAGTCGGATATTGGACGGTTGTATGTGTATGTGGGTAATCAGTTTATTTGTGTTGCCGAATGCCCTGAGATTACGGGTATTTCACAGCGTGAAGTGGCGGTGGTGACTAAGAAGCATATTAAGAAACACCTGACCGCTCAGGCTAGGGAAATGAAGGCTTATAAGAAGGAGATTAGTGAGGATATTGTTAATTTGGTGATTGAGCATCGGGTTGAAAGTAGCGATAACGTGGAATGGTTTCCACGTCCTGCGGTTGAGCATTTTACACCTGCGTTAGAGCAAGCGGGGATTGCGGCGGGGGTGGGGTCACAAGCCGTGGGCTTGGACTCCGAGGGTGTTAATCGTCCAGCGGGTTTAACGGGGGGTGCAGAGGTGATTGAGTTAAAACGGGTGGTGTATGAATCGACGTTTGATGATTCTGAACCAAAGAAATTACGGACGTTGGCGGATTTATTGGCTGAGCAACGGGGTGATGACGAGACTTTGAGTCGCTCAGAAACGGTGGAGCGGTTGTATGGAGCGGGTAAGTGAATTAGATCTACGCGGTTTTTAAAACCTCGCAGGTCTTGGGGGTAGTTAATTTAATGAGGGGTGAGGTATGGCAGTTGAGAAAATTAGTTTTGCAAAATTTGAGTTAGCGAAGGCGCGGTGTCAGGCGACGATTAAGACGGCGACAATTGAGCTGGCAATGTTGGAAATTATGCAAGCGGCAGGGGGGCAAATCAAGGCGATTGAGCTGTTTAAAAAGCTGATTGTGACGTTTGAGGATCATGAAAAAGACCCTTATGCCTTGTGTCAGCAGCATGGTTATGAGCCTGATGAAATGGTGGGTTTAAGGAGTTGGTAATGGGTCAGGTAATGAAGCGAGTTGAATCGTGATCCGAGTAATTTGCCGTTGTAACGTAGAGACGCGATTAATCGCGTCTCTACTATAAAACGCCTGTGTTAGCGCACAGGTTTTAAAACATAGACCAGCGAGGTTTTTAAAACCTCGCAGGTCTTCACAAAACAGTAGGAATTTAATCATGAAAATGAAATATGTCAAAACGTCGAATCACAAACGCTTTATTGCGGCGGTGGATTCATTAAGCGGCGCGGCAAGAGAAGCGCGGATTTTGTTGCTGGCGGGCGCACCGGGGACGGGCAAAACCTGCACAGTGGATTATTTTGGCTCGTCGGTGCGGGCGGTGCATATTGAAGGGATGCCAGGGATGACGGTGTCTTATATCCGTGATTTGTTGGCTTATGAATTGGGTGTGCAAGGTGGCACTAAGTTTGCCCAACAACAAGCGATTCAACGGGTGCTGAATCAACAATGCACCACGATTATTTTAGATGAAGCCCAACATGGGTTGGATAAAAAAGCCGATGTCATTGAATACCTACGCCGCATTGCTGAACAGGCAGGGAGTATTTTTATTCTGGTTTGTCACAGCTCAGAACAACACCGCTTTGGTGAACATCGGCTAGCCCATATTGCTACGCGCATTAGTGCGGTGGTCGAATTTACCCCCGCAACCATTGAAGATACCGCTTTGTATCTGGCTGAGCTGTGTGAGGTAGCGATTGATGCTGGGATTGTGGCACAAGCGCATAAATCGTCTATGGGGCGGTATCGGTTGCTGACTTCGGCGTGTTCTACGCTGGAAGCGATAGCTAAAGCTAAGGGTGTGGATAGTTTGAGTTTTGCTGATACCGCTAATTTTGTACTGTGTGAAAACGCGATGAAATCACTGAAAAAGGGTGGTTAGCATGGCGGGTAAACGTGGTATGAAACGACAACGCAGTTATGGATTGCGGTCTAGAGCGTGGTGGATTATTCGCAAGAATAAAACCGTGACCTTAGCGGATTTGTTGATGGTATTGAATGACGGCTCACGCAAACACGCAGATCGGAATTTAGGGCAGTATTTGACCTTTTTAACACGGGTAGGGGTATTGTCGCGTGAGCGGTTAGATGATGGTAAGCCGACTAGCAACGGCGTGTATCAGTATCGGCTGGTGAATGATCTAGGGGCTAAGAATCCGATTATGCGTAAAGATGGGGTGTTTGATGCCAATAGCAAAACCTTGTTGCCGTTTGTTGTTGAGAGCTGCGAGGTTTTAAAAACCTCGCAGGTCTTGAATCGCTGTGATGTGGGTGATGAGTTACGGGCAGCGGAGGTGTGTGATGAGTCTGCATAATTTGTTGGTGCTGTTAAAAGCCAAACGCAAAGAAATCGGCACGGCAAAACTGGCAGAATCGTTAGGGGTTGCCGATGTGACGATCCGTAGTATTTGTTCTGATAATTATCGGGGCAAACCCGATGCGGTACTAGCGACGTTTGCGGCTAAGTATGTTGACGTGGTGCTGTGTCCATTTATTGAAGAACCGTTAAACCGTGCTGAGTGTCGCTTGCGTTATAACGCACCTGAGCCTTTTGGTGGGGTGCGTAAACTGGCTTGGTGGCAATGTTGTCAAACTTGTGTCAATAAGGGGGCGTGATGAGTGTAGAGATGATTACTTTAATCGAAATTGCGGCTGAGTTGGATATGTCACAAAGCTCTGTGTGTCAGTTTGTGCATAGAAATGGCATTCGCTGTGTGGCTAAGCAGGTTAATAAGGCGTTTTATTCGCGTGCTGAGTATTTAGCGGTAGTACAAAAAAAAGGCATTGTTAGACGTGGGCTAGATCGGCAGTTAGTGCGGGTTTTCTTGTCGCGTCCTTTTGTCCACGCTTTGGAGTCCGATAGTGGGGTGCGTCATGGCTAAGCTAACCAAAGCACAGCGTGATGAGCTTAAAAAAGACTTACCACAGCTAGGTCATCGGTCTTATTTTTTGATTGATGGCTATTACATCACGACGGCTACTGTACAAGTCGGTATGCAGGTCAAAATTGCCGTTTATGTCAATAGCCTGTTTAGAGGTGATTGGTTATTTTATGGTCGGGAAACAGACCTTGAGCAAATGTCTGAGATTTGTCGGAAGTTCTATTGTTGGAAACTCAAGTCTATTTTTTCTGCTAAAGAACTAAAGTCATGGGAAAAATGCTATGGCTCAAAAGCTAAGGCAAAAACTGCAGGTATTTATGATAAACAGGTTTGTTCAAGCTGGGTTTTTTCATCGACGGGGGCGTTTTTAGCGCATATCCAACAGCATAACGACGCTATACAGCTTATTACCAGCTCATGTCATGAGGCGGCGATGGCGGCAATGCGGGTGAATCCGTCATTGAATAAAACCTTATCTGATAACAAGACCTGCGAGGTTTTAAAAACCTCGCAGGTCTTAGATCAGGAGGTGGGTCATGGCTAAGGTGACTAAAAAATTACGAACACCTTGCCCTGCAAAGGGTGAGACGTTTGCGGTCTATAACAAGCCAGTGACAGCAGATTTATCACTGTTTGATGTGCCTAATGCAGCGCGGCTGTGTATTGATAAGCTGAAAAAGCGCGGCATTGGGCGAGTGAGTTTAAAAGGTATTTTTGTGAACAATGGGCAGTTTCAGGTGGTTATTCGCTACTTTCCTGCCTTGGATAGCTTGAATGCAGAGATTATTGAGCGCGGGGTGCATTTGCAAACAGGTTTATATCTACGTTATCACCTGCCTGTGAATGATGACTGTGAAATTGTCTGGGTCAAGCAAACAGGGATTTGGAATCAGCAACGTCAACAGCGTTCAAACCTTGGTTTGAATAGCAAAAAGGGTGATGTATGTTGACTCAGGATTATGAGATTGAAAAACTAAAAACACCGCCTAACTCTTTGCCAGCGGAACAATCGGTGCTGGGTAGTTTGATGCTGGATAATCGCTGTTGGGAGCAGGTTGCCGATAAGTTAGTGGCAGCGGATTTTTACCGCCGCAACCATCAACTGATTTTTCAAGTGATTGCAAAATTAGCAGAGCAACAACAGCCAATGGATATAGTTACGCTATCTGATAGCTTACTCAGTCTGGGTGAGCTGGATAATGTCGGCGGAATCCCTTATTTGTGTATGCTGGTTGAAGACACGCCAACTGCTGCCAATGTGTTGGCATATACCGACATCGTTAAAGACTATGCAGTGTTACGGCAATTGATTCATGTCGGCACCGACATATCGCAGTCTGCTTTTTATCCTGAAGGACGTGAAACTACAGAGTTACTGGAAAATGCTGAACGGCAGGTGTTTAAACTCGCTGAACAGCGGCAACATACACAAGACGGTTTTATTGGTATCAAGCCGTTATTGAATCAAACCGTTGATAAAATCCAACAACTGTATGCCCAAAAAGGCTCAATTACGGGGATAAGCACTGGGTTTGCTGATTTTGACGCACTGACCTCAGGCTTACAACCTGCTGATCTAATCATTGTCGCGGGTAGACCTTCAATGGGTAAAACGGCGCTGTCGATGAATATTGCAGAAACCGTTGCCCTGCACAGTGATAAACCCGTGTTGGTGTTCAGTATGGAAATGCCCGCCGATGCCTTAGCGATGCGGATGATGTCCTCGCTAGGGCGTATCGATCAGCACAAAGTCAGAACGGGAAAACTGGAAGATAACGACTGGGTATTACTAACCAAGGCGATTACTACTTTAGCTGAAACTAAGTTGATGATTGATGACAGCGCGGCTCTTAGTGTGCTTGAAGTCCGCGCTCGTGCTAGACGTGTAGCACGAGAGCAAGGGCAGTTGGGCTTAATTGTTATCGATTATCTACAACTGATGTCTGCACCTAGCAGTGGCGATAACCGCGTTCAGCAAATATCCGATATTTCCAGAGGCTTAAAAGCACTTGCTAAAGAATTATCTGTGCCTGTGATTGCCCTATCACAACTCAACCGTAATCTTGAGCAACGACCCAATAAACGCCCGATCATGTCTGATCTACGCGATTCAGGTGCGATTGAACAGGATGCTGACTTGATTGTATTTGTCTATCGGGATGAAGTTTACAACCCCGACAGCGAATACAAAGGCATTGCTGAGATTATTATCGGCAAACAACGTAACGGGCCACTCGGGACAGTCAATCTGAGTTTTTTAGCGCAATACACCCGTTTTGAGAATTTTTACACCCCACAAACAACCACTAATGACTATTAAACTAGGTATAAAACCATGTTAAACCCAACTGAAAATACTGAAAAAAGCCCCTTGCAGCGCAGCAGCGATTATATTAAATCGCTGTTTACACGCTGTGTAGAGGCAAAAGCTAACCCTGAGACACCACACCGCGTGGACAGCAAAGGACGGATTTATCCAGCTAGCATCATCAGCCCTGTTGATGCAGCGCGTGATGATCTGGTCAATGAAATGGTCGCGGAGTGGGAAACAGAACAAGCCCATTTACGCGACGTAAAAATCAATGCCTTTGCTAAAATTGAGGCATTCTTAGCCTATAGCCTTGCTAACTATGACATTAAAATCGGTGGTAAAAAGAGTGGTGTCACGCTAACCAACTTCTCGCAAACCAGAAAGATTGTTATCTCCTATGCTGAGCGCATTACTTTTACCGAAGAGTTAATGGCGGCAAAACGCCACATTGAAGAGTTGATTCAAGAGAAAAGCACAGGTGTTGATGACATTACTAAAACGCTGTTGATGAACGCCTTTAGCCTAAATGATGGCAACATCAACACGGCTGAAATTCTCAAACTGCGCCGCATTAATATCGTACATCCGAAGTGGGAACAAGCCATGCAAGCCATTTCTAAAGCCATATTGCCCATTGGCTCGAAAGGCTATGTACGGGTGTATAAACGTGAAAATATCGACAGCGAATGGGAGGCAATATCACTGGATATTGCAGCACTATGAAAAAGTCGGCTAGGGGATTAGTTAGTTTAGATTTAGCGAAGTTATAACAAAGACCTGCGAGGTTTTTAAAACCTCGCAGGTCTTTATAAGCTGCCTGTGCGGCAGTGAACCGGCTTGCCTTCGTGCATCGTTTTACCCAGTTTTTCTAAGCTGCCTGTGCGGCAGTGAACGCCGTAATTGCGGCTTGTAAGATAGCGTTGGCTTTCTAAGCTGCCTGTGCGGCAGTGAACCAAGCGTATTGGCTCTGCAATATTCGCGAGTATTTCTAAGCTGCCTGTGCGGCAGTGAACGCGACGCTTAATCGAAAAAGATTAAACGCATCAATAGTTTAAGCTATTTTTCCTGTTTTTTTTCAATGAAAAAATCGCTTAAGCAACTTATTGATTTTATTACTACTTTTTAATGTAAAAATATAATGGCAATCAAGAAAGTGATTAACGGTAATCCCGATCCGTACAGAAACAAAGAACTCGCTAAGATTCATGTGTTGAAAAAGAATTTAACGCTGGATGATGAAACTTATCGAGTCATGTTAGTTAATCAAACTGGGCTGGATTCTTCGGCAAAACTGAATAGAGCGCAACGGCTAACTGTGATTGCTTACTTGCAGTCACAGTTAGGTAAAACGCTGCACGAAGGCAAGCCGCACAACACCGCACAGAATGGGCAGTTACAAAAGATTGAAGCCTTGCTGACAGTACAGAAAAAGCCGTGGTCTTATGCTCATGCGATTGCAAAACGGATGTACAAAAAAGCGAACCTGACATTTTGCACACCGTTTGAACTACGCGGGGTGATTACTGCGTTGGTTAAGGCAGTGGAAGGAGTCAAAACTCATGAGTTTTGATTCCGCTACGGATGATATTTATGCGTTATTACCAAAGCGCACCGCTGAACTGATACAGGTAGTGGGTTTTGAAGCGGCAATGGCATTGGTACATCATTACGGGGGTACGCATTTAAACATTCCTAAAAAAGCCAAGCCGAACCATAAACTGACAGCGGTGATTACTCTGGGGTCGTTAGAAAAATTATGTGCCTATTATGGCGGAACACCGTTAGAGATTGATTTATGTGCTAATATCATCAGCCAACAAAAAAAGCTGTTAATCATGGCGGATGTTAAAGCAGGATTTAGTAATGCCGTTGTGGCTCGCAAATTTAATACGACAGAACGCAATGTGCGGCGCATTAAGCAAAAATCACGCGAAGTGTATTACAGCAATCTGGATATTTTTGAATTAACGTAGGAGTCAAAACGTATGAGTTTCGACTCCAGATTAAAACCCATAGGATTTATATCCTATGGGTTTTTTTTTGCCTGTCGTTTTAAACTGCAACCCACAAACCCACAAACCTAAAACCATGGAGGCTTTTATGGATTATGAGCTTTTTAAAATTATTATCCCATTAGTGAGTGTATTTATTACGGTCATTTTATGGCTAGCCACAGCACGCGAAAATAAAGAAAAAGCCACGATTTCATCAATAGATAGAATTGAAGAGAATCTGGAAAAAACAATTAATAGCGTTAGTGATCGGGTGAGTTTATTGGAACGTGATATTGCCAAAGTGCCTAGTCATGAAGATATTGTCCGTATTCATGAGCGTATCGATAGCATGGATAAAAGCCAAAGCCAAACCAACTTGCTATTGGGTGATTTATCAGGACAGATTAAGCAACAGACTGATCAGATTGGTCATCGGTTTAATCAAATGGCAGATACTCAAAAACAAGTTGTCGATATAGTAATAAAGCTAATTGATGCTAACAATAAAAAATAAAGGTGAACGATGAGCGATGACCTAATAACTGAAAATAGACGCTTATATGTGTTGAAATGCCTGAAAACCTCAGGCGATTATCGCATGAGTGACGCGCTATTGTATGACCTGCTAAAGCGCATTGGTATAGGGGTGTCGTTATCGGTGGTACGCGGTGATCTGGCATGGCTAGAACAACAAAGTCTATTGTCTACGCAAAAACTAGGCGATTTAACCATCGCGTTATTAAGATGTGAGGGCGTGGATGTGGCGGAGGGTATCTCATCTGTGCCGGGGATTGCCCGCCCTAAACCTGCGAGTTAATCATGGCTAAACTATCCAGCATTGTGTTATTACCCGATGACATTCTAGCAAAATTACAGGCATTGTTGCTTGATCCACGGGTTACGCAATTAGAAGTCACTCATCAAATTAATGCCTTGTTAGCCGAACAAGGTAAAGACATTAAAGTCAGTAAATCAGCGGTGAATCGCTACGCTATTACTTTTGAAGAAATGACTGCTGAAATTGTCGAGACCGACCGCTTAGCGGCGGTGATGATTAAAGAACTAAATATTGATAATCAAAGTAATGTCGGACAAGCGACGGCTGAAACCTTGCGGGTCATGCTGTTTAAGGTGTTGCCTGTGCTAAAGCGCATCATGACCGACAGCGAGCTGGATTTAAAAGACTTAAAAGAAGTGACAGGCATGGTGAACTCACTGGCAACCAGTCATGAAAAGCTTGAACGCTCAGCAACCATTAACGAAGAACGCAAGCGTGAAATCGAAAAGGCAGCGGCGTTAAAAGCGGTGGAATCCATGACTAAATCGGCTAAGTTGGCGGGGGTGAGTGATGAGGCGATTAATAAAATTCGAGTTGAAGTCTTAGGTTTTAGTCAATAATCTATAATCAAAACTCATGAGTTTTTAACTCCAGATAAAAGCTGCCTATGCGGCAGTAGGTTAATTTTATGGGCAATGCAAAAATAATTCCCGTTAATCCAAAAGGGCTGTTTTTAAGAGACCAAGAGAAATGGATTGCCGATACCTCACGTTTAAAGCTAATGGAAAAAGCGCGGCAGATTGGTATCAGTTGGTCTACTGCTTATGCAACAGATGAACGTGCGGCAAAACAAGGAAAAAAAATCGATCAATGGGTCTCTAGTCGTGATGATATGCAGGCGCGGTTATTTATCGAGGATTGCAAAATGTGGTCAAAGGTTTTAGGGATTGCTGCACAGGATTTAGGCGAGATTGTTGTCGATAAAAAGACCCAATCAACAGCGTTTACGCTGGAATTTTCCAGCGGTAAACGTATTCATGCATTGACCTCTAATGCCGATGCCCAAGCGGGTAAACGCGGTGGGCGTATTTTAGACGAGTTCGCCTTGCATCCAGACCCGAGAAAATTATGGTCAATTGCTTATCCAGGGATAACGTGGGGCGGTCAGTTAGAAGTGATTAGTACCCACCGTGGTAGCCAAAACTTCTTTAATCAGTTAGTGCGAGAAATAAGAGAAAACGGCAATCCAAAGAAAATAAGCCTACACCGTATCACACTACAAGACGCTTTAGAGCAAGGCTTTTTATACAAACTACAACAGGCACTCCCCGATGATGACGAATGCCAGGCAATGGATGAAGCGGCTTATTTTGATCTTATTCGTGCGGGGTGCGCGGACTCCGAATCGTTTGAACAGGAATATATGTGCAATCCTGCTGACGATGATAGCGCGTTTCTTGAGTATGATTTAATCGCCAGTTGTGAGTATGGCGCAACTGAGCAATGGCAATACCTATTAGCCGATTTAAAGACTGCAACAGGCGCGTTATACATGGGCATTGATATAGGGCGAAAAAGTGATTTAACAGTGATTTGGATACTCGAAAAACTAGGCGATGTCTTGTATACCCGCATGATTATTGAGCTACAAAATATGAAAAAAAGCGATCAGGAAAAGGTGTTTTATCCTTTAATTCCGTATATGCAGCGCGTGTGTCTGGACTATACAGGCTTAGGCATAGGTTGGGGTGATGATGCTCAAGATAAGTTCGGCAAGTATCGCGTGGAGTGTGTGACCTTTACCAACAGCGTTAAAGAAATCATGGCGTATGCGTTTCGGGGCAAGTTTGAAGATAAGAAAATCCGCATTCCGTTTAATCCTAAAGTACGCGCTGATTTAAGGGCCATAAAGAAAACTACCACCGCCGCAGGTAATATTCGCTTTATGGCTGAACGGACGACAGACGGTCATGCCGATAGATTTTGGGCTGGGGCGTTAGCAACTCATGCGGCTGGGAATGGGTCTGTGTCAGCAGCAGGTGAAACGGTTGAGGATGAGCTTGATACTTATCTTCCTGAAAGTATGCGTCATCGCCGTCAGTTTTAAATACAGTGTGAACATTCACATCCTTATCTAGTTCCCACGCGCTGCGTGGGAACGAGAAAACGCTGGAGCGTTGGAACGATAAATACCGTCATTTTTTTTGGTACGCACAGCGTACCCTACAGATTTTTAGTTGCGTAGGTTGGGTTAGCGTAGCGTAACCCAACAATGACCGTAGATTAATGTCGGGTTACGGCAAGCCTAACCCGACCTACACACTTAAGTAGACCTGCGAGGTTTTTAAAACCTCTCAGGTCTTTATAAGCTACCTGTGCGGCAGTGAACAACGCGCTAAATCAAGAAAAATATACGCATCAATAGTTTAAGACATTTCTATTGATTTTATTAATTGTTAAGTATTTAGTTATGAAAAATCTACTGAATTGGTTTATAGAAGCTATTAAAAACGACCCCTTACCACAGCCGATGCGTGAAGCAGTTGGGCAAACTGTTGATGCAGATGATGCAGATTTCCGCCCGTTGAGCGGTGACGCATTGCGTGATTTGCTACCGATGAACCAACGCCGTATGCAAAATTTGTCGGCGTATCTGTGGGAATCGAACACACTGGCTAATCGCCTGATTGAATTGCCAATAGCCTATATTTTAGCCGATGGCGTTAAACTTAAAGCCAATGATGAGATTATTCAGAAACTATTAACGGATTTTTGGCAACATCCTGTTAATAATATGGACATTAAGCTGGTTAAAAAAGTCCGTGAGTTGTCGATGTATGGTGAACAGTGTTATCCCACTTTTGTTAATGAGTACAGCGGTGCGGTGCGCTTGGGTTATCTTGATCCGTGCTTGATTGCGACCGTGGTGGTAGACCCTGACAATGCTGAACAACCGATAGGTATCATTACCAATATCACTAAAAAAGGTGTGGCTAAGCGTTTTAAAGTTATTGTTAATGGCATTGAAGAGGAGATGTTTACCCAACGTACTATCGCTATTCGGGATAGCTTTACCGATGGCGATTGTTTCTATTTCAAGATTAACGACCTTGCCAGTGGACGGCGGGGGCGGTCGGATTTACTCAGTCAAATTGACTGGTTGGATTCTTACGATCAGTTTCTATTTGGTGAGTTGGACAGGGTACAGTTTTTACGCGCCTTTATGTGGGATGTGACGCTAATAGGTGCGAATGAAGAAGAAGTTAAACAAAAAGCCAAATCGATACGCGCCCCTAAACCCGGTTCTGTGCGGGTGCATAATGACGCGGAAACATGGAAAGCCGAAAGCCCTAGTCTTGAATCCAGCGATTCAGAAACTAGCGCGAAGTTGTTTCGTAATCATGTATTAGGTGGAGCAACCATTCCCGAACATTGGTTTGGTGGCGGTGGTGATGTCAATCGCTCCACAGGCGAAAGTATGGGCGATCCTACGTTTAAGATGATGTCGTTAAGACAGGCATTTATCGGCTATATGCTATCGGAAATGGCACGCTATGTGATACGGCAATATGAGCTGGCACATAACGGCAAAGAGCCTGATTTAAGCGAAGCGGTTTATGGTTTTGCGGTACAGTTTCCAGAGATGATTGCTAAAGATACCACCCGTTATGCAGCGGCGTTACAGCAAGTCACCCAAGCGGTGAGTTTGGCAGTGACAGCTAAGTTGCTGTCGATTAAGACGGGCATACAGGTGATTGAATCGATAGCGGGGCAGTTGGGCGTAAAGTTTGATGCCGAAAAGGAACTAGCGGCGATTACTGAACAGCTAAGCCAAGGCTTGGACTCCAGTAAAGCTGTCCAGACGACTGGACAGCAACCCACCAAGATAACCGAAGCGGTGGCTAATAAAGCCGTGCCTGTTTTTACCGCTGACCAACAGATTATTGAAAACCTAGCCGATGAGGTACTGGCTACCTTAGGTTCACCTGTCAGTGAAACCGACATTGAAAACGCTATTAAATCAGCAAAAAGTTTTGAAGACTTAGCGGATAGATTAGCGGTGTTGTTTGGTGAGTCGGATACCACTGAATTTAGAACCGTGTTAGAACGCGCTACCTTTGCCGCTGATTTGTTGGGCTTTGCCAATGCACAGTAGAAAACTCGTTCCTATATGACTGCTATTAATATTAACTTTAATCTACCATTTGATGAAGCCATACAACAAATGGCAAACCGTGGCGTGGTGTTGCCTGAGGTGTATTATGGCAAACTGCAAGGCATTCACCGACAGTTAGCGTTTTCAATTGCCAATATTGCCGAAGTTGACCAATTGCAAGCGGTATTAGATTCATTAACCAATCATCTAAAAAATGGCGGTACTTTTGCAAGCTGGCAAAAAAATGTTGATGTTAAAGCCTTGGGTTTACCAAGACACCGACTGGATAACATTTTTCGTACAAATATCCAACAGGCGTATAACCACGGGCATTGGCAACAGGCACTAGCTAATCAAGCTACGCATGGCTATTTAATGTACGATGCTATTAATGATTCACGCACCCGTCCTAGTCATAAAGCCAATGACGGTATTATTCGCAAGATTGATGATCCAATCTGGAAACGGATTTGGTTTAGCCGTAATGTCTATCGCTGTCGGTGTCGGTTAATTTCGCTAACTGAAAAACAGGCAATGGACAGATCAGCCAATGGACAAGGTATTTATAAGACGGCAACCGAAGACCCATTGCGTGATAAGGCATGGGACAGTGTCGATGTGATGAATGCGGATGTGTTGAGCTTTGGCGTGGAGCGAGCGATTGCCGATAGGATGACGGCGGGTAAGGTAGATAAGGTGTTGTTGTCTGCTATGGATAAAGAGCTGGCTAAACCGTTAGAACCTGCTAAATTTATCCCTGCCAAAACCGTTAAAGAAGCAGAGCAATATCTAGTTGATAACGATATTGTTGATTTTGCGGATTTTGGCAAAATTACCGATATAGCCTTAATTAATGATTGGAACAAAGCTTTATTTGATACAGTCAAAGAGTTTCCTGAATTACGGATTAATCAGCAGTTTACGGGTTCACAATTAGCTAATATTGAAAAGTTATATAATTTTGAATGTGAAAAAATGAGGCTTAGCTGTATTTCAAAAGGATATACAGAGGAAGAATCTATTGCGGCTGTAAAGCGTAATGTAAAAAAACTTAAGCCTAATGGTTTTGCTTTCTCTAATCCGCGTGATGGTGCAAAAGGAATCGCATTTAATGAAGTTTTTGAAGTTGATGCAGCTAGGCTTATGCAACAGATAGCAGAGACTGAATACTGGGCGCAAGGATCAGGAACAATGAAATATGTTGTTGACCATGAGCTAGGTCATCAACTAGATAATTTGTTATTTCTTAGCGAAGAAAAGGAAATTAAATCGCTCTATTTGAAATTAAAAAGAAGTGGCACATTAAAACAGGAGTTATCAGGTTATGCCTCAGAACAAAAAATCCAAGACTTTATTGCTGAATGTTGGGCAGAATACAGAAACAACCCAACCCCAAGAAATACTGCAAAAACAGTCGGAGAGCTTATCGTCAAACGATACCGAGATAGATTTATTAATACAGAAAGAACTTAAAGAAATGCGAGGCGATGATTTGATGCGCGTCTATTCTGTTGGGGACGATGGTTTTATTCATGATAGTCTTGTTAAACCTGAGTATGACAAATAATTCATTGCCGAATGCTGGGCAGTCTGTAGGTTGGGTTGCGTCTTTTTGCAACCCAACATTGCGAGGTAAATGTTGGGTTGGAAAAGCACCAACCCAACCTACGCGACTTGAGCCATTGAAGGCTTTATTGTCGATAGGATTAAAAACAAAACGGGTTGGGACATTGTTAAATGCGGCTAATAAAGTGTCTTTAGAGCAATTTAAACAAAAAATTATTGTTCAGCAAAAGAACGCCCCGCTATAACGCATGGGGTTGTCATATACTGTGTTCTCAGTTCGTTATCCGTTATCATGCTGATATATTTTAAGGCTTTATCATTATCGCCGCGTGAACGAAGTAGTTGAGCTATATCTGCATACGCACCATCTTGGTCAAGAAATTGAGTATATTCTTCAAGCGATTCAGTATCGCCGTACAATAATTTTCTTAGTTCATCTTTGGTGATGTTATGGTCAAAAACAGTTTCTAGTTTTTGGGGTTGTACAACGGCATTCATAACGGCAATCCAATCAGGGTTAAATCTGTTTTGAGTGTATCACTTTCTAATTAAAAGGCAATAAACATGACTGAGTTGATTATTACCATTGATAGCCGTGCGGTTGAAACGCTGTTAAATCAGTTAGCAACTCGAGCAGATCATCTGCAACCTGCCTTAGAAGCGATTGGTCATACCTTGAATGAGCATATTAGATCGACCTTTCGAGATTTAAAAAGCCCTGAGGGTGTGCCGTGGAAACCGTTATCGCTTGTTACTAAGTTTAATCGCGCTGAGCGGGTCGCGGGTGGTAAGGTTTATATTAAGAGTGGCAAGCGGACAACCAAGAAGTTCACCGATGCGTATTTAACAGCGACACCGTTAAATGATACTGGCGTGTTACGCAATTCCATTGCGTATCAACTCAGTGGTACGGCGGTGGAGATTGGTACGAACGAGCCACAGGCAGCGATGATGAACTTCGGCGGGTCGAAAGCACAGTTTGGTCATTTATGGGGTGATATACCTGCCCGTCCGTTTATGCCTAGCCAGCAGTTGCCGATTACTTGGGAAAAAGATGTGATGGATGTAGTTGAAGATTATCTTGGGATTGTGTGATCGTACAAACCTAGGGTTTGGACTCCAGTCGCGTAGACCTGCGAGGTTTTAAAAACCTCGCAGGTCTGGCTGATAATTTTTATTTTTAGGCATTTTTAAAGACAACGCGCTACACTGGCATAGATTTTTGTTTTTACCCCCGTTAAACCCCCGTTAAACTTCCTTTAATCGTTAGTTAAAGGCTTTATTTGAAGTTCAAAGCTTGGTTTGAACGCCCTCCCTCTAAAAATACCATAGGACTGCATTCCTAGGTGTATTACCGTGCTTGCTGATTTATTCTTTTGCCACTTGTCCTTACTTCGGAACTGTCATGGCAGAATCACCCAAACCCAAAGAAGAAACCAAACCCACGCTCGCGGTGTTGACCTTAGCGGATGCGGCGTTATTGGCTCGCAAAGACCTCACTGAGTGTTTAGCGTTTAAAGATTATGGCAATACTGTGGTCGTGGTCACGGTTGCTGGTCAAAAAATCACGGTGGCAAAAGATGCCAACGTCTAATTCATTTATTGAAGCCGTTGCCGATAGCGACGGTAAAACGGGCTTGAAGTATCTGATTCGGGTTATTCGCGCGGGTCAGTCGGGTAATAACAACTTTTACCCTGATCGGGTGTTGCGTGAAGCCGTACCGTTGTTTGACAAGGTGCGGGTATTTTCTAAATCCGATGCGGAACATATTCACGGCGGTGGTAAATCATTTAGTCAGCTCATTGGTCAATTATCAGACCCGCGCTTTATTGAAGGCAATGGTCAAGACAGTGGTGAAATCCAAGCCACACTGACTTTATTGGCTTCGGCAGGTGAAGTGGTTGCCAAACTCAAAGAAGCCTACAACAACGGGATGACCGAGCTATTCGGCTTTTCGATTGATGCCGATGGGCTAACGCAAATGCGCGGCAAACTTCGCGAAGCCACTAAGTTTGTCAAAGTGCATTCGGTCGATTTGATTATCGAACCAGGGGCGGGTGGGCAGCTTATCAATTTAATCGAGGCAGTGATGCCTTCGGATTCAGACAAACCTAGGGTTTGTACTCTAATAATCGAGGCGGTTGATGCTAATCAACCCGTACTACAATCACAAAATCAAGGTGGGACTATGGACTTATTACAATTAATGTTGGCATTTATTCAGGTGGGCAATGACGGGGATATGCCTAAAGGTCTGGATACCACTGACCCAGTCGCGGTGTTAGCAGCTTATAACGAAACGCTTGACGACGGAAAAAGAGCGCGTTATTGGGAAGCGCGAGAGCATAGTTCGATATTAGCAGCAGCAAACCTACCTGCCCCTGTGACTGAAAAACTGTTAAAACAGTTTAAAGCTACCGATAGTTTAACGATGAAAGCGGTGCGCGAAGCGATTGATACCGAGCGTACTATGCTATCAAAACTGACAGAATCAGGTCATGTTAAAGGCTTGGGTGACGTGGTTATTGAAATGGGTTCAGACCGCGCTGACAAAATCACCACCATGTTTGATGATTTTTTTAATCCTGCTAAACGGGCTAAATCATTTCGTGAATGTTATGTCGAAGTCACAGGCGATACAGGGGTGACGGGTCTGATTCAAAACTGTAATGAACAGCGTTTGCGTGAAGCGTTGGGGAGTGATGCCCATTTCCGTGAAGCGATTTCAGCGGCTACCTTTGGCAATATTTTGGGTAACTCGATTACACGGGCAATGGTGCGTGATTATGCCGCGCTGGAAAATTATAACGATTTTCAGGATTTAGTCGATGTTGTTCCTATCTCTAACTTTCGTACGCAAGAACGCACTCGTATGGGTGGTTATGGCAACCTGCCTGCTGTGGCTGAAAACGGTGCTTATAACGCGCTCACGTCGCCCAGTGATGAAAAAGCGACTTACGCCATCACTAAACGCGGTGGTAAAGAAACCATCAGTCTTGAAACCATTGCTAATGATGATGTGGGTGCGATTCGTAAAGTCCCACAACGGTTGGCAGTGGCGGCAAAACGCACCTTGTATGAGTTCGTGATGGATTTTATTGCCACTAATCCGACTCTGTATGACGCGGTGACGTTGTTTAATGCTATCCATGGCAATTTAGGCACGGCAGCACTCAGTGCAGCGGCTTTTTCAGCAGCGCGGTTAGCCGTTAAGAAACAAGTAGAATTGAACAGTGCTAAAAAACTAGGTTTGGTATTGCGTCATTTGTATGTTCCTGCGGAATTGGAAGAAACCGCGTTTGATTTGTTTGTTCGTAACACCAATTTAGACGAATCGTTTGTGCAGTCACGGAAACCCAAAGTCCACGTTGTTGATTATTGGTCTGATACTAATAACTGGTTTGCCACCGCCGACAAGATGGAAATACCGCTGATTGAGTTGGGTTTTTATAACGGCACGGAAGAGCCTGAGCTGTTTGTTCAAGATTTACCTACTCAGGGTAGTTTGTTTAGCAATGACCAAATTATTTACAAAATCCGTCACATCTATGGCGGTGCGGTGATTGACTTCAGAGGCTTTTACGCTGGGATTGTTCCTTAATAACGTAAGCATGACTGCCAGTCCTTAAAGGACTGGCAGTCATTAAGCTGCCTGTTCGGCAGTGAATATATCTATGGTGGTGCGGTGATTGATTATCGTTTTCTAAGCTGCCTATGCGGCAGTAAACAAGGTGCTTAGTTAAATAAGACTAAACACCTCAATAGTTTAAGTAACTTTGTGAATTTTTACCAAAAATTATATGTTAAGCGATTATCAAGCATTACTGACGGGGCTAGTGCGTGATGACAACAATGTCATTACGACAACGGATATTGACAAGGCGATTCAATTGGCAGTGGTGCGTTATTCAACTGATTTTCCGCTGTTAAAAGTAACGGATTTAGCCAGCAATGGTACATCGAATCTGCCAGTACCAACAGATTGGGTAGCAGAGTTTAGTTCCATTGTCAGCATTGAATATCCACTAGGTGGTTTTCCGCCTCATGTGATGGATGCTGAACGCTATTGTTTGTATCAACAGCCTTCTGGGTTAAGCGTATTGTTTGTGTTTATTCCTACTGATGCGGTGCGCTTAACCTACACCTTGCCGCATACCGTCACTACGCTAATTGATACGATTAATCTGTATCACCAAGAGGCGGTAACGTGTTGGGCAGCGGCGTGGTGTTGCGATCAACTGGCTTCTTATTATGCCAGTGCCAGTGATAGCACCATCCAAGCTGACCATATTCAACGTAATAGTCAATCAGCGGATTATGCCCGCTTAGCTAAAAACTATCGGACGCGGTATTTCAGTGTGTTAGGAATTAAGGAAAATAAGCTGGTTGCCGCGTCTGCGGTGGTGGATTTAGATTTGCAAAACAGCCGTGGACAGGACCGTTTTATACACTCTAATCGAAATAGATAATTTTTACTCTAGTAGAGACGCGATTAATCGCGTCTCTGCGTATTTACTCCATGCTACTGAGGTGAATTATGCAGTCTGTAGGTTGGGTTGCGTTTTTTGCAACCCAACATCATGCGATAAATGTTGGGTTGGAAAAGCACCAACCCAACCTACGGTGTTTATGCGTTTTGACTCCTGTGAGGTGATTTGTGCATCAAAAAATACGCGATTGGATTATGAGTCAACTTAATACAGTGTCTGGCATTGGTACGGTGCATTCTTATCAACGCTATGCCGACCGTGAAAAGCAGTTAGCGGATTTATATCAAAATAACGGGCGATTACATGGTTGGTTTATACGCCGTGTATCAGTGGTTGAAAAGGTGTTTGGTACAGGCGATAACATCGAGCAATCAATATGGTTAATACGCGGTTATCTGGCGATTAATGATGTATCTGCCTCTGAGCTGGAGTTTGATGCCTTGTTAGATAGTATCAGAGCGGTATTCAGAGTGGATGCGGGGGATCCTTGGCAGGCGATTAATGTCAGTGGTGATTACGTTAGCACTTTATATACGGATCAACCCAGTAAGGAGCAAATCGGTTTTTCTGTGCTGGATAGTCAGCCTGTGCTGTTCTCTGGGGTGTTGTGCCACAGTGCGGAGTGTCAGTTGATTACTAACCGCGTATTACATAACCCGCCTTATTAAGTACAAGGGGGAATGATGGTTGATATTTTCTCGTTTTTTGTTTTTTGGTTTGTTATAGCGGTATTGGTTGTATTGCTGGCAGCGTGGATAAGTATTCGCCGATCGCAGTATTTGGATAAGAAAAAAAAGAAGCATTTTGGGTAGAGACGCGATTTATTACGTCTCACACATAAAGACGCGATAAATCGCGTCTCTACAGTATGTATTTTTTGAGTGAGGATTTTATGAAATTACAAACACCAGAAGGTTTTACAGGAGATGTGCATTTGCATGGTAGATCGTTTGTAGTCGATGACAAGGGGCAGGTAGATATTGAACCTGAATTTATCGGTAGTCAGTTATGGGCGCATGGTTTTACCGTTGCACCATTGCCTGAAACCAAAACCAAACCCGCTACGGTAGCGGCTGAAAAAGGTAATGTGTAATGAGTTCAAAAGAGTTTATTTTGTTCGGTTCTGGGGAAGCAATTTTTATCCCTAAACGCGATGCGGACGGCAATGCGATTGCTGTCCCTACGCCTGTGTCGCTGTCTTCGTGTATTGATATTGGTATTGAAAAGAAAGGCGATGCCAAAAAACATGAAGGCAAGTTTCAATATTCAATTGCCTCGGCAATTGCAAAGCGGTCTATTGAGGTGTCTTTAACCTGTAATGTGCATTCTGCCAAGTCTTTAACACTTTCTACCAATGAAAGTGTATTGGGCAGTTTTGACGCGCTTTATTCACCCAAAACAGCAACGCTGATTCCTGCCACGCCGTTTACCATCACCGCAACACCACCTGGTACTGGTGTATTTAAAACCAATATGGGCGTGTTATCAGATACGGGTGAAGCGTTAACCCGTGTGGCTTCTGCCCCGACTACTGGACAGTATTCTTTGGTGGATGCAACGGGGGTTTATACCTTTGCAGCGGCTGATGTGGGTAAAGCGGTGTATATCAAATATACCTATAGCACGTCTTCGGGGGGTAGTTCAGTGGCTGAATATAATCGTATGCAGGGTGAAGCCCCTGAGTATTCGCTTATTCTGACTTCTGGTACTTATCGCGGCGTGTCGGTGATGTTTGATGCGCCGATTGTGACTATTAAAGATACCTCACAGCCGTTTAAGAATGGCGATTATATGGCGCAGAAAATCACCGTTGATGTGCTGGCGAATCCTGTTACTGGTTTGGTGTTTACCTCAAATATTCCGTTGTAACAACCAGTAGAGCTGCGAGGTTTTAAAAAACTCGCAGGTTTACCTTAAATAGAAACACCCCCACGGTGTAGGGGCGGGTTCTAAACCCGCCCTTGGTAAATGTAGTAGTAGGTCGGGTTAGGCTTGCCGTAACCCGACATTAATCTATAGCATTGTCGGGTTACGCTATCGCTAACCCGACCTACTACTGGTGTTAAAACGATAAATGAGGTTTTGATATGCACACCTTGATTTTAGGCGGTAAGCCTCACGTCATTAATGAACCCGTGTTTAGGGATTTAAAAATCATTCTCGCCGCTTTGAATCGTCTTAATCATCCTGATGACTCCGATTTTAATTTAATTGCTGATATTCAGTTGATCCTGCATAGCTTACTTGGAGAGTATCATGTAAAAAAATTCCGCCGCTTTAGTTGGGAAGCGTGGAAAATCCCAACACCAAGCCCTGAGGAACTAACCGCGATGATCGAGGCAATTCCTGAGATTTGTGGCCTGCAAAAATCAGCCTCGTCAAACGATTCAAATTCAAAACAAACCGATGACTGGGATGCCATTTATTGGCGAGTTATTCGGGTATCTGGCTGGACGTGGCAACAAGTCGATGAACAAATGACTATCAGCCGTTTAAATAGTCTATCAGACTCTTTGAATGTCACGCCCTCTGCGGATTCCATGATTGCTACTTATCTGGGTTATGAGTACAAAAAACCAGAAAGCCTTGAAGACAAGATTGATGCGTGGTTAGCGTTAAATCCCACCCAGCATTAACGCTATTTATACTAAACGAGTTTTTTATGTCGGATAACAAAATAAGCATCATTATTAGTGCTAAAACGGATGAGTTAAAAGCAGGGATTGATAATGCTAAAAATTATTTAAGTGGGTTAAAGGATAAAGCGGTTGAGTCGCTGGGTAATCCACTGATCGCCGCGCCGCTGATTGCCTCGGTTAAGTTAGCTCAGCAATCTTATATCGCATTAACAGCCGCTGGTACGGGTGCATTGCGGGCGATTGGTTCGGCAGGGTCTGAGGCGGTGCTTAAAATGCGTGACCTTAATCAGGATATTGAGGGTTTGCGTGGCAGTTTTACCCGTTTTGGTTTAGCGGTAGCAGCGGCTGGTGTTAGTGCGTGGCGGGGTGTTGAGTTTCAAAACCAATTTTCAGATGTCAAAAAAGTCGTTAATGGCACAACGGATGAGGTCAATGGATTAGCCGATTCCTTAAAAAAGCTGTCAACGGAAATATCAGTACCTTTAGAGCAGCTTACTAAGGTAGCGGTGTTTGGTGGTCAAATGGGTTTACCTATTGGTGAGATTGCTAATTTCACTGAGCTGGTATCAAAAATGGCAGTGGCGTTTGATATAGTGCCAGAAGAAGCCGCTAAATCATTAGGTAATCTACGCAATATTTATCAGTTGTCTATGGCTGATCTGGAAAAGTTTGGTGACCAGATTAATACCGTTGCCGACAGTGCTAATACCTCAGAAAAAGACATTTTAAACGTCTTAAACCGTGCGGGTGGGTCTGCACAAAACTTCGGTTTATTGCGTGGTGAAACCGTTGCTTTATCAGCGGCGTTTTTAGCAATGGGTAGACAGCCAGAGGTTGTCGGTACATCGATGCAGAATTTTTTAATGTCGCTGCAAAATGCCCCTAGTCAAGCAAAACCCTTTTTAGAAGCGTTGGATTTGATGGGCATGGATGCCAATAAATTGGCTAATGATATTCAGGCAAATCCATCCGCTGCCTTAGATGGTTTTTTAGCCAAAATTAAAACCTTTGATACCAAAGGACGTGGGCAAATTCTAACGGGTTTATTTGGTAAAGGTGAAGATACGGCTGCTATTGGCGATTTGATTAACTCTTTAGATGAATATCACCGTTTAGCAGGGCTGGCAAGCAAGGATGAAATCTTTACAGGTAGTATGTCGGCTACCTTTGCTGAGCGTGAAAGAACCGTTAGCGCAGCAATACAGCGACTAAAAAGTGCGTTTGATGTGTTTGCTATTACCACCTCGGCAATATTTTTACCCGCGATTACTTTTGTTATCGATGGGCTAAAAAGTTTAACAGTCGCTATCACTAGCATTAGTGCGCATTCGCCTAATTTGGCTGGCTTTATTCGGATAGCGGCAATTATTGCTCCGCTAGGTGGCTTGTTTCGGTTAACGCATATCGCTATTACTACTTTAATGCCAGGGATTGCGGCGGCGTTTTCATCGGCTATGCGCATTATTGCAGCAGCGGCTGGTGGTAGTGTTTTTGCCGTGATGCGAGCGGGTTTTACAGGGATTGCAGGTGTCTTAACAACGACTTTTAGCGGTGCGATTAGTCGGGCAGTGTTAGCGGCGGGGGTTTTAACAGTTGGTTTTAATGGCTTGGTGTCGGTTTTAGGGACATTAGGGTCTGTCATCACGACTATTGCAACTAATCCTATTGCGATGTTATTGGCAGGATTAACGGCTATTGGTGTCAGGTTTGCTTTAGCGACTACTTTTGTTGGGCAGTTTTCAGCGGTGTTTGCTCCATTGGGTAGCGTATTACTGCGTTTAGTGGGCGGTCCTATCGGTCTGGTGATTTCAGGACTGGCATTTTTAGCCGTTAAGTTTGCCGAAGTTAAAGACAATGTGATTCAGTTTGGTGACCAAAATACCACGCTATCAGAAATTCTAAGCGCAGTCTGGCGGATTATCACGGGTATTTTTAGTGATTTTGGCGATTTTGTTGCTGGTTTTTTTAGTGATTTTGAAGGCTATCTTAAAGCGTTAATTGGTGTTAATGACAAAACGTGGGAAAGCTTTAAAGAGTCCTTAAACAGCGCATTAGGTACGGTTAAAGACTTTGTTAATGCAGGGATAGGTGCATTTGTTGGCTTAAGTTCAGCGATTGGCGTGATTATGGCGCAAATCGTTGACAAAATTAGCATGAGTTTGAATCATGCTGTCAGTTTAGCGGTTGCGGCGGGTAATTCGATTAAAGCCGCATTGGGTGGTGACTTTTCAGGCGGGGCATTTGTTTCGCAACTTAATGTCAATCAGTCAGAAAATAAAGCGCGTAGGCAAGCCTCAGAGGGGGCAATAGGTGAAGCGTTTCGTTCGGGCATGAAAACCGATTATGTTGGTAATGCAGCTAAAGAAGTGGGTCTGTATGCAGAGTCTGTTAGCAATGTAGTTAAGGAACGTAAGAATGCGTTTGTCTCAACGATTAAGGACGAAATAGCGCGTGGTCGTGGCTCTAAATCAACTGGCAAAGGTAGCCCTGAAAAACGTAGCACAGGCGGTTCAAAATCGATTCCTGATGCGCCAACGGGCGGTAGCGGTAAAGGTAAAGGCGGTCATTCGCCAGGCGGTAAAAGTGGTGACGTATCGGACATGAGCCGTTTTGAAGCCGATTTAACTGCCCAAAAACTGGCATTTGAACGCAAGAATTTATTGCAGGAATTTTCTAAAGAGCAAGAAAAAGCTTATTGGGATTCAGTGATTGCTAATTACAAAGGCGATGATAAAACCCTTGCTGAACTTAAGAAAAAATCCGCTGATTTAGACCTGCAAATTCTCAGAGAAACTGCTAAAAAGAAACAGGATGAGGACAAAAAAGCCAAAGCAGAGGCTAAGGCATTAGCGGAAGAAGAGCTTAGCTCAAAAGAAGCCATGGATAACACGCTAGTGCAAATGCAAGAGGATGATGCTCAGCAACAGCTAGCAATAGGGACGATTACCAACGCTCAGTTATTAGCTAAGCAAAAAGACTTTGAGAACCAACGCTATCAAATTGCCTTAAAAGCACTGCGCGATAGATCTGCTTTATTAGAAAGTGATGATACGGTTGGCAAAGCCAAAGCCTTAAGCAAGGAAAAAGAGCTAGGACTAAAGCACGCGCAAGATTTAAAAGCCATTAATCATAAAGTGGCTCTTGATAATCAGTCGATGTTTACCTCTGCGTTTGCACCGATTAAATCTGCCTTCGGTTCAACGATTCAAGGCATTTTGCAAGGTACGACTACGCTGAAACAGGGCATGAAGAATGCGTTTCAGTCGATTGTGTTGAGCTATACGCAGTCACTGGCGAATATGGCGATTGATTCGGCAGCGCATTGGTTATGGGAGTTGATGGGTTTTGGCGCGAAGGAAACCACCAAAGGTGCGATTAAGGCGACTAGCGAAGCGACGCAAACAGGGGCTACGATTGTAGGGACACAGGCGCGAGTTGCAGCGGAAGGTGTGGCAGCGGCTGAAAGTAAAGCCGTTGAGGCAAGCGCTGCGACCAGCAAGATTACCACTAAAGCAGCGGACGCAGCGGCGGGTGCTTATGATGCAATGATCGGGATTCCGTATGTAGGGCCTGTTATTGCTCCCATTGCAGCGGCGGTTGCGTTTGCTGGGGTGATGGCGTTTGGTGGCATGATTTCATCGTCGGCGGGTGGCGAATGGGATGTGCCTAACGACCGCTTAAATTTAGTCCACAAAAACGAAACCATCTTACCCGCGACCATTGCCGCACCGATGCGTGAGTTCTTTGCCAATGGCGGGATTGGTAATGTTGGTTTACCTGAGCAAGCGACAAGTAACAGTAATACAGGTGCTGGTTTAGCAATGACCGCTGCGAGTGCCTTAGCGACACAACAATCGTTAATCCAAGCCCAACAACAGCAAAAACAAGCCTCAGGTGGTACGGTGGTGATTAATACCAAAGGTGGCGAGTTTATTCATAAGGATGATCTGACCAAATTCTTGGCAAAAGAGAACCGCAATTTTAGGACGGTAAAATGAGTGAGCTAATGATTCCAGCACCCCATAGCTTGTGGCGATATAAGCATAATCATAACGCAATTTATGAAGTGGATTATTGTATGCGTTATACCGTCCGCTATCGCATCTTTCGTTCTGACAACAACAGAGTTTTTCTGTTGGATTTAGACTCTTGGTTGCAACAATATAAACCCTTGACGATTGATGAAACGACTGCTGAAACTGGGATTTTTTAATGAGTGATTTAATTTTTCCATCGACTTTAAACGGCTTTACTTGGGATTCTAAAAAGAAACCCTTGTTTAACAATATTACCCATTCGCCACAGACGGGTCGGGATATTCATATTAGTTTGTACGATCAGCCGATTTATGAGTTTAATTTGGCTAATCAGTGGCTAACGAAAGCCGATAAGGACGCACTTATTGGTTTTTTTACTGCACGGCGCGGTTCGTTTGAATCGTTTTTGTATGTTGATGAAGACTGCGCGTTGCAAAATCATGTCTTTGCCGTGTCTAACGGTTCAACCCGTGATTTTCAATTAGGGCGGTTACAAAATGGGCTGTTTTTAGAGAAGGTGAATAACTACGCGCCTAGTCCGCTGATTTATTTGAATGGCGGTTTGTTGACCGTCGGTCGTGATTATCTTATCAATGGCACGGGCTTGCTTCATTTTTCTGACTCAGTTGATCCGACCACAGGGGCGGTGTCTTATTCTGTCCCATCTGGCGGGGTATTGAGTTGGACAGGCACGGCGTATTATCGCTGTGTGTTTTTAGAGGATTCACTGGAATACAATCAATTTGCTGAACGCTTGTATGACTGTGGCGAAATCAAGTTTAAAGGCTCTCTGGCAAATAAGGTGTAATGATGAAAGCGGTTTCAACAGCAATGCTCACTGCACTGACAGGCTATCGGTTTTTTATTGCGGAGCTGTACACGCTGACGCTGCTTGATGGCTCAGTGTATCGTTTTACCTCGGGTGATGGTGATGTGCAATTAGGCGTATCGACCCAGCCTTATACGTTATTGGCGCATTTTAATGATGTCACTGGCAGTACCACGATTGCTGATTCTGGCGGTCAACAGCATCTAATTACTGCCGTGAATAACAATATGATAACTGCCGCTGATAGTGTTTTTGGTAGCAGGTCGGGTGATTTAGGCGTGGGTACAGCGAATAATTATTATTTTAGTTTTGCTGAAACACCGTCTTTAAACTTTGCCAACTATGATTTTACGCTTCGTTGTCGCTGTAAAGTGACCAATACCGCAGGGGGTAAAGTTCATACGCTGTTTAGTAATGGCTATGGCTTAACCATTAACTGGTTAGCCGATACCGCAAAATTTCAGCTATTACTCTCGTATAACGGCACTAGCTACGCGCTGACGCTGGCTAGTAGTAGTGCCTATCCCTATGGTTATTGGTACGCACTTTCTGTTGAGGTATATCAAGGTCAGGTATATTTGTACATCAATGGCTTGTTAGCGTGTACGCCTGTGGCACTGACTGCACCGATTTATTACCAACTCAATCGCACCATGACCATCGGCGGTTCAGGTGCTATGAGTTTTTGGGGTCGGGTTGATGAGTTTCTGATTTATAACGGTGTGGCAATGGCGCATGGTGCGTCTAGTTATACGGTAGAAACTCAACCGTTTACCGATACAGTAGTGACTACGCTAGATTATGCGGTCGGCAATATCCGTATTGAGCGCGGCGATATTAGCACGGCAACAGGGGTAAGTGTTGATGACTGTACCGTGACCTTAAATTGCAATGCCGACAGCGTTATTAATGGTAATCCTGTTCAGGCTTATGCGTTAATCGGTGGCTTTGATAACGCCCATATTAAAATCGAATTGCTGATTATGCCTGAGTATGGCGATACCTCATTTGGGGCAATTCATTTGTTTGAAGGGCGGGTGACTGATGTGGTGCTGGATGTGGCAAAAGTCGATTTAACGGTCAGTTCAGAAACGACCTTGTTAAATGTGTCTATTCCTAAAGTGGTTTATCAGCCCACTTGTAGCCATACTTTATATGATGCTCAGTGTGGGGTAAACCGTGCGGCGTTTACTCAAACTGCAACGGTGTTGGCGTATTCAAATAAGGGCAATATTTTGTTTGCTACGCTTAATGGCGTGGGCTTTTTTACTTTAGGCAAACTGACGTTTACCTCTGGCTTGAATGTAGGCTTATCGAGAACCGTTAAATGGCAGTTTTTAAATGCTGGCATAGCGACCGCACGCTTAACGACTGATTTTCCCTTTGCCCCTGCGGTCGGTGATACGTTTACCATCAGTGCTGGGTGCGACAAATTACGGTCAACGTGTACTGCTAAGTTCAGTAATACCAGTCAGTTTCTTGGCTTTGAATATATGCCAGTGCCTGAGGCTTCAGTATGAATACAACTATTGTTTTACATCAACAAGCGATTGTTAATGAAGCGTTGAGTTGGTTACGCACCCCGTGGCAACACGCGGAAGCGGTTAAAGGTGCGGGTGTCGATTGTGGTCGCTTATTGATTGAGGTGTATGCTCACTGTGGTTTGATTCAGCGGTTTGTACCCGCGTATTACCCGCAGGACTTCGCGCTGCACTCTAACGATGAACGCTTTTTACGCACTATTGAGCAATACGCATTACAAGTCGATAGCCCACAAATCGGTGATATAGCGGTGTGGAAATTTGGACGCTGTTTTAGTCATGCGGCAATTATTTTAAGCTGGCCACAAATCATTCATGCAAAAATCCATGAGGGCGTGATTTTGGATTTAGGCGATCAAGGCGATTTGGCATGGCGTGATGTGCGCTTTTATTCAGTGCTTGGACAGTGAGATAAATCATGTTTAGACAAATACATATTAAAGAGTTACCTACATGGGTCGATATTCTTAGCGAGAGCGGAAAGGGAGCAGAGGAAATTTTAGCCGATCTGACGCTAATAGATGATTTGCTTGTCCTGCAAAAAATTAAATCACTCTTATTGCGGAAAAAAAATCTTAGCCTACAGCTAGATAATAGAATCGGTATTGAGTTAGGGCAATCTTTTAAGAATACTAATTGATATGAGTTTATTCGGCGGTGGTAATAAAGCACAGTCTACCCAGCCCACCGTGTTGGGTAGTCTTAAAGTTCAAACCCAAGGCTACGGCAATGTCATTCCGTTAATCTTCGGCAGAACACGACTGCCTGTTGAGCTGTTTTTTTACGGCAATTTTAAAGCTATTCCTGTCACCGATAAAAGCCAATCAGGCGGTAAAGGCGGCTTAATGGGCGGTGGTAAAAACAAAGGCAATACCACTTACAGCTACACGGCGGCGGTGATGTTAGGCATTGCCGCGAATGAAATCACAGGCACGGGTAAACTGTGGGTCGATA